CTCTTCATCACATTGGCGAGAATCAGGATGGCCGAGGCCACCAGGAGAACACCAACCGCCGCCGATGGTGCTGTGGGCGGGATGGAGGATATGGCGATACCCATAAGGATCAAACTGCCAGCGATGACAGTCATCCCCTTACCGATGTTCTCCCACGAGACGCCGGACACGTCGATGATGGCGCTAGCCAGAATCTTGATGGCCGTTGCCAGAAGAACAAGACCTGCCCCAGCCGCAATGCCGGCCGCATTTGCACCGGCAAACCGACTGAACAGTGTGAGAGAACCGATCAAACCGGCAACACCGGTCAGACCCTTTGCCATCTCTTCCCAGTCCAGACCGGAAAGATCCTTGAGGGCGGAGGCGAGAATCTTCACTGCCGCAGCCAGAATAACCATTCCGACACCCGCAGATATGAGCTTAGCGCTCTCTGGGATGAAGTTAGCTGCGGCCACGACAGCAGCAATGAGAGCTGCTGTGCCGACCAACCCTCGAGACAGCTCTTCCCAGTCCAACTTGGAAAGGGCCTTAACGGCGATAACCAGTGCGTCGATGGCCAGAGCCAGCACGACAAGCGACGCCGCGGTGATGTAAATCTTCAGGACGTTCGTATCGGGCATTCTCGTCATCACAGCCAGGGCAGCGAGGAGCTGTGTGAACATGATGGCGATAGCCGATAGGGTGTTGGCCAGATCGTCCGCGTTGACCTTGGAAAGGACAGACACAGCGATAGCCAGGACGCCGATGGCGATGGCAATCTCCAGCAACGTCGTCGCCTGAAGAGTGGTCTGCATCGCGCTCAGAACGCTTGTGAGCTGAGAGAATATGCCAGTGATACCACCACGGCCAAAGGTGTTTCGAAGAACGACAACAAACGCGATCAGAGCACCCGTGTTGAGGGTGTGCAGAACGTCGTCGAGAGTCATCGCCTTGATGAACCCACCGACCTTTTGGGCCACCCACTCGAGAGCGTCACCGATGGGTCCGAGAACATCCATCGTCTTGTTGAAAATCTGGACAAGCTTCTTCCAGATCCCAGCAAGGATCTCGCCCTCTCGACTCAGCGGCTTGAGGACGTTACCCATCTTGGAGAACTGCTCGACGATCGCGTCGGCCGTACCGCCTGGCTTGAAGCCGGTGAACAGATCGGCGATGGCCTTAGCTACCAGGTTGATCAGGACAACCACCGGGGTCAGGACTCGCTTGACCCCGTCGAAGAACTTCACCAGACCGTCGCCCTCGTTGATCGCCTTTCGCAACGCGACAAGGAAATCGCCGATACTGGCCGTCGTCCTTAGAATATTACCCGACCCATCACCGAGCATTCCGAACAGACTGAACAACACACGGACGACCTGCTTCAGAATATCCCAGCCGATGCCGAGGATAGAGAACAGTCCCGCGAGGGTCCGACGCAGGTTGACCATCGTGTCTTCACCCAAACGCATGGAAATGAAGAACTCTTTGATCGCGTGCGTGATGTCGTACAGATTCTTCGCGGTCATAGCGGGGAATACGTCTCGCCACGCCTTGCCCACGATGAACAGAACCTCGTTGAGGTCTGCCCAGGCGAAACGGAGAGCGTCGATAAGCTCAGCCCGACCGCCCATAGCTTTCCAGTCCGACAGCAACGCATTACGAGCATCTGCTGACGTCTGAATTACTGCGCTAAGTGCGTTGTTGGCGTCGGTGAAGAAACTCCGAGCTTCCTCGAAGTCACCAAATATGAGCTGCCAGGTCTTAGCCCACCCAGAGCCCGCAGCTTCCCGAAGGGTGCTAAGCAACTGAGTAATGGTCTTGACCTTGGTGGCGGCGTCCTGAGCATCCTTACCCATCGCCACGATCTCGGCGGCCTGCTGCTGGGTGTAACCCATGGATATGATCTGCTGCTCCGTCAAGTCACCTGTGAAGTGCGACAGGGTCTCAGTCAGAATATCCGCAGACAACCATCCCTGCTCGAGAGTGGACCGGAAGCTTCCCGCGTCCTTGAGCATCTTGTCGATCGCCACACCATGCACTCGAGCGGTGTCCATCAGGGCGTCCTGGAAGACCTTACCACCCATGCCGGCGTTCACGACCGAGTTCCAGTCGATCAGCTTAACTGTTCCGGTAGCCAGGGCCTGAGACAACTGGTACATGGCCATCGACGCCTGCTCGGCGTTTGAACCAGAAACCGCGGCGAGGTTCGCGATGCCCTTGATAGCACCGGTTGCTACTTCCAGGCTGACACCTGCTGCAGTAAATGTACCAATGTTCCGAGCCATCTGGCTGAAGTTGTAGATCGTCTGGTCAGAGTACTTGTTCAACGTATCCAGAGCGTTGTTGACCTCAGTCAGGCCGGTGTTCTGCCACCGAGTGTTCGACAGGATCGTCTGGATCGAGTTGATGTTGGTCTGGTATTCCTGCAAACCCTGGTTGATCGGATCGATGGTGAGCGACTTGGCAATCGAAGCACCAGCCATTACTGCCTGGCTAGCGATGGTAGCCAGAGCAGAAATCGCAATCACCGACATCGCCTTGAACTTGCTGGCGATGTTGTCCACGCTCTCGGCAATATGACCCAGCTGAACGTGCTGAGCCGCCGCCGAAACCTCACTGAAGCCCTTGGTGGCGCCCTCCATCATCAGGCTCTTGTTCAAAGCCTGAAGAGATGCGAGCGTCTGCTTCACACCCGCTTCGAATTGCGCGTTGTCGAACTTCATGCCAACTACGCGATCGTCGACACTGCTCATGCGGAGGTCACCGCCTTTCTCACGTCAGCTTCGATCCGGTCAAATATGGGTTGGATTGCTGGGTTGATGAAGTCGTAGCCCTGCACGTAACCACCAGTTCCAGTCGCGTGCCCAAACTGGAGCATGATTAGGACTGGGAAACCGCCCTCCACATCTGAGTTGTTCCACGTGATGGAATATGACGACCCTTTACGCTCAACCTTGTAGTACCAGGACTGAGACGCAGCACCAGTGTCTTGAGGGGTGACTCCCTGCAGAGCAGCCACCCCCGCCGCACCGTGCTTGTTCAGGATCGCCATAATATCCAGCTTCTGCATGGCCAGAAGGAACGCCTCAGACTTCTTCCAGGAGCCTTTTGACGTGAATGTGATCGGCATTAGGCTCCTTCCTTGTTACGCCGGCTCGATTAGGATCCAGGAAAATGTCGAGGTATCGGTGCCACTGGAGGACAGGATGGTGAACGAGGTACCCGCAACACGAGCGCTGCACCGAAGGAACCCGGGAGTACCACCCGGACTGTTGCAGAACGCAAATATGCGCGAGTTCGCAGTCACTGCGGTGGTGTTGACCGTGAGCGTGCCACCGACCAGGGTACCCGAACCCATCTTGGCGTTCGAGCCTTCCTTGATTCGAAGACCCCGACCGGCCGTAGCAATCAGGAAATCGGCGGTCTGGAGAGAAAGCGCGTTGTTCGCCGTCCGTCCCAGCTGGATCTCCTGAGTAGCCGTACCGTTACCCCACCAATGGTCACCGAGAGCGTCCATGTAGAAGTAGCTGTCAGCGCTGGCGCCGGCTCGAGTAGTGAAGACGGCATCGCTTGTCGCCGAGGCCTTGACCGCGATGATGGCAGTCGAACCCGAGTTACCGATGTTGAGCTGCTTGGTGGGGTCCGTCATCATGATGCCGTCATCGATGCCGAGAATGTTATCGGCGTATCGATAGATCTTGATGTTGACGGCGGCAGCCCCGGATCCGAACTCGATCGAGCCATCTCCGTTGATCACAGTTCGGACGTTCGTGTCACCCGTCACCTTCACGGAGAGAACGTCCGTACCAGCTGCGGCACCGATCAGGTCCAGCGTCGCCTTGTTCACGAACGTGGAACCGTCATGCTGCAGAATATGGCCGATCGCCGCAGACGTGATGATGACGTCCGACAGCGCGTCGAGGCCCTTGGTGCCTAGCCGGGAGTCGAAACCGGCGGCGAATCCTGCTGGCGTGACAGCTCGTACGGTGTCGGTGCCAGTGATGGTCTCGGCGCTAGTGGCCAGCTCGACTCGTCCAGCCACGGTGTCGCTTGCCGCGGGGACAAGAGTAGTGCTAGCAGCCGCCAGACTTGCTGGCGTGACGGCCCGAGTTGCGTCAGTACCAGTGATGGTCTCCGCATTGGTAGCCAACTCCACGATTCCGGCGACGGTGTCGCTTGCAGTGGGTAGGGCGGGAAGAGCCGAGCCTGCGTCGATCTCGGTCGCGTCGTGAAGGACGAGAATAAGATGTCCAGAGCCGTTGATGTAGCCGGATTCCACCGTCCCATCGACGATCTCTTGCATCTTCGCGGCTGTATAGCCGGTAACAGTAGCCACAACTCCTCCTTCCTAAACGGAGCTGATCTCGAACGTGTCGGCGTCGAGGAATATGAGTGAAGGACTGGTGATCGAGTAGTTGTCCGGGTCGACCAGGAACACCATGGAATCCGGACCAGTGACGCTGAATGTGCCGTCGCCGTTGTCGATGACGATGATGCCGAAGCCCAGCTCGAATATCTCTTCGGGAGTGGGCAAGCTTGCTGCCACCAGACTCGAACCGTAGAGAACATCCTCCAGATCAGACAACAGATCTGGTGGCGTCGTCAACGAGTTGATGATGAGGTGCGAAGTCGGCTTGTAACCCGGTACCACCGCGGGCTTCGCTTTCACCGGCCACGAATATGGAGCAGGGTTGACGCCGTCGTCCATCGTGGCGTGGTTCCTCGAGGATGGTCCCACCATCGCGTTGTAGACCAGATGGATGAGATATCCATGGTCTGGACCATCCTCTTGGTTACCGATCATGGTTCGGTAGGTCAAACCGAACGGCTGACGCCTTTGACCCGTGATGATCATGCCGTTAACACCGGTCGAAGAACCGTCACATGGACCGAACGCGGCCGGACGCTGAAAGGCGGTGATGGTGGCCTCAAACCATTCCGCCGTGGGCACCATTAGGTACATGAGACCATCGAGGAAGTACGGCGTCGGGTCGCCTCCGGTAGGACTTTCGTCGACGGAGATCAGACCATTCCAGGCTACGCCTGCATTGTCACCGACGTAGAGAACGCCTCGATCCACGCCGATCTCGAAGAAGTGTTCGCCTGGGTCATCCCAAGTAAGTTTCGCCATGTCAGACCTCCTCTCAGCCTCGTGACTTCGCTGCCGCTCTACGTTGGGCGTTCAGACTGTTCTGACGGCTCATCGCCTCTGCTCTGTTCATTCTCCGGGCCTTCTGAGGTGGCGTGTTCTTGATGTTGCACACCTTGATGAGGGTGAGGAGACGATTCAAGT